AGTTGGGTGTGGGGGCCGCGTCGGCCATTGCTAAGCCTTGACCTCGCGCTTGCGATACGGGCCACGAGGTCCGCGGCGCTGATTGGATAGTTGCTGCGACCACGTTGCCCACCGCACGTTGCCCGGCTCATAGTTCCCGGCGTTGTCGATGCGGTCCAGGCTGTATCCGCGTCCCGGTTTGAGGCCGACTTGCTCAAGAAATGTGGCGAAGTCATCCACCCACTCAGGGGCGATCGAGATACCCCGACCTCCGTAGTGCCGATAGAAGGTGCTCCGGGGATTGAGACAGCGCTGCTTCATGGATGTCCACGCCCTGTACTCGGTCGTCATCCGGCCGCCAGTCGAATGGCCGTGGGTCAGATTGATACCGGGTCGGCCGATCCCGTTTCGTCTGGTTTCAGTGGGATGAGCAGCACGCCAGGCGTCTCCGGTCAAGAGGTTGTGGGGAACAGCACGCCAGGCGTCTCCTGTCAGGTGCTTGCGGGGAACAGCGTGCCAGGCGTCTCCGGTCACATTCGGCATGACTACTCCTAAGCCTTGACTTCCACGTCGAAGCGGACCGCGATGTGCCGCAGGTCGTTGTTTGTGACCATCGACTCGATGGATATCCGGGTGACGAGCACCGACACGTCACCGAGCCCGATGTCGCCCTCGAGCGTGTCCTTGACGGTCTGCGCATCGGTGGCCAGGAACGCCGAGACCTCGTCCAGCGTGGCCTCCTCGAACACCAGGCCGCCGACGATCCAGACCGGGAGCGTCGCGTCCTGGGGTGCCTGGCTGAAGGTGCGGCCGTACTCGATGACCGCGGGATAGCCGACGACAGCCGCGTTTTGCTCCGCGCCCTCGATGGGGTAGGGGTAGGCGTGCTCGACGACCTTGGCCGTGAGCAGCGCTGTCGCCAGCGCACGCATGGTCGCCGCGAGGTCGAGGGTACTCACGGCAGCAACTCTGACGGGTAGCCCGCGCGCGGGTAGCTGTAGCCCGTGCCGACGACGACCGAGCTGATAGTGGCGCCGCCGGTCGTTCGCTGGTAGGCGGCCAGGTAGTAGATGGCCCTGGGTGACAGGATGGACGGCCCGCCGTCTTCGCTCACTGCGTAGGACGTGTCCGGGTCGGTGGCCGGTCCACCTGCCTGCGCCCGTCGCGCGTTGGCAGCGTCGATGACGCGGTGGTTGGCGATCACGTACGCGGCCTGGTGGTACGTGGCCTGCAGGATCCCGAACGGCAGGACCAGGACGCCGACGGCGTCCAGGTCGTCAAACCGCGGGAACAGCAGCCGCTGGACGCCCTCGGAGTAGGCGTACCCGCCCGGGCGGAGGTAGCCGTCCAGTTCGCGGGTCGCGCGCTGGAGGGCCGCCTCCTTTATGGGCGTCGCGGCCTTGAGCCAGCCGTCCGCCTCCGGGCCGATGTCGGCGGTCGCGCGCTCGTCGGCATCGGCCACCGTCAGATATGACGTTGCCGCGGTGCCGCCGACCGTCGCATCGAATGCCATGGGGTGCTGGGGTCAGCCCTTCGCCGGCTCGTCAGGCAGCGCGTGCTTCGTGCTGCCGGCGGTGCCGGGTTCCTGCGTCTCGGGAGTCTCGGCACCGGAGGTCACACCGGGCACGGTGTACGCAGCGTTCGGCGTCTCATCGGGCACCGAGCCAAGGTAGCCCTTGCGGGTGGCCTCGACGAGGGGGTGGTTGTCGCCGCCGGTCGGATCAGGCGTGGTCTTGCTCACGGGAGCCTCCTAGTGGTCGCCCGCGGTCGGCGCGGGCATCGAGGAGTGGTTGCCAATTGGCACGGACACGGGCTGCAGCCGAGGGAGAGCCAGCAAGCGCCGCGAGCCGTGCCTGCTCGCTCGCCTGGCGGCGCAGGAGTTGGGCACGGTAGGCAGCGGCTCGCTGCTCCTCCTCGGTCATCAGCTGTACGCGCGGACGAAGTCCACGACGCCCGAGAACTCAGGGCCTGCGATGCCGGTACCGACCGACAGGCTGACAAGCTCCAGGACATCGCCGGCTACCACCACGAGGTCAGACGCGGTGGCGCTGAGGGTCAATGCGATCTCGTCATCTGCCGCGCCATTGACGCCCGTGGTGAACGCCTTGGACGCCACAAGCGTGGTACCGGCGCCGGCCTGACCACGGTTGAATAGCTGGATGGTCCGGCTGTTCGTGTTGGCGCCCGTGATGGCCGCGGCGAGGATGACCCGGGCGCCGGCCACCTTGCCCCCGAAGGGTGCCGTGACATAGCGGTCGGATGCCGTGGCCGCGGCGAGGGTGGATGCGACCGGGCCGTTGACGGCGCTGGTCACTGTCTGTGGTGAGTACTCAGGCATCGGGTGCTGTCCTCCGGAGCGGACTCCATGCCCGCTCCATGTCTCGGCTCAGGTGGGAAGGTGGGGGGCCGTGTCCTACGGCTCGAGCATCACCGCGAAGGGGTACCGGCTAGCCAGGACGGCCTGGTCCCGGTTCACGGGGTTGGGGACCGCGAAGCCCACCCGGAACACGACGCGCAGCGCCTGCATGTCCTGCTGGGCCAGGTTGAAGATGATCGCGCCCGCGCCGTCCTGGATGACCGCCTGGTCGAGCTTCTTCCAGGTGATGTCCTGACGGACCGCGACGATGCCCTGGGTGAAGTCACCCGCGATGGCCGACGCCACACCGCTCGCCACTGCAGGCCACATCCCGCGCATGGGGTAGTTGGGTGAGACGCCGTAGATGTTGCCGGCGCTGACCTGGTCGACCATCGGCTCGCCCGTGGTAGAACGCACGCTGCGCAGGCGGCCCCGGTAGAGCCGGTTGGCGATGACGCCGTTGACGTCGAAGCCGTCCGCCTCGACGGTCGCGAACAGGTCGGAGAAGTCCTGGGCCCGTCCCCCAGCAGCCGCGGCATTCGCCCCGGCGTTCACGGTATTGCCCGCCGCAGCAGCCGCGGTGACGATGGCGGTCGGCCAACTCGCCGGCTTGTTCGTGCCGAAGAAGACGGCCGCGTCAAACGTCCGCCCGATGGCCTCCTCCATGTATGGCATGGCGGCGTCCCAGATGTCGCTCTCGACGTCATCCGCGACCGAGTCGGGGACCGCCAGGATGCAGGCGATCTCCTCGATGTTGATATAGGTGTTCTCCCACGCCAGTTCGGTGGTCTGCTTGAGACCGGTGTCGCCGTTCACGAAGTAGGCGACCGGGAAGGCCGAGAGGGCAGGGACGCGGGTCTGCAGCCGGCTGGCGCGCATCTGCCGAAAGAGGGCCATCGCAGCGGACTGCTCTGGCATGGCCCCGATGATCGTCTCGACGACGTCCTCGGGGATCAGGGCCGCGGCATCGGTCCGCGAGACGACGTTGTCGTAAGGCATCGGGTGTGCTCCCTGCGAGTAAGGGATATCCCGTGACTTCGACCTTCACTCGCACTCGGGTCGAACGGGTTGCTTGGTGCGGTTACCGCCCTCGGCCGAATGCCTCGCGGATGGTGTCGTTGAAGGTGCCGGTCTTGCGGGCGCCACCCTTGGCTCCCTGGTCCGCCTCGCCGCTCGCGCGACTGGCGGTAGATGCGAGTCCGGGATTCTCTCGAAGCAGCTTCTTGAGAGCGGACTCGACACCGGTCGGGATACCGTCCCGGTCGAGTTCGATCATGTCGAACTCCACGAGGGCCGCGTATGCGAGCCTCGGGTTGGCGAACCCGAGGGACGCAGCTTCGAGTGCGACGTTGGCCTTGTGTGCCTTCGTCCGCCAGTTGTCACGGTCCCGGGATACCTCATCACGCTCACGCTTGACGCGCTCTGCCTCGGGGAGGTCCTTGTCCTCGATGGCCTTCAGGCGCTTCTCGGCAGTGGATCGGGCTTCCCGCTCCTTGCGAAGTGACTCGCGGAGTGCGGTGGTGTCCTCGGCCTGCGGTGGCTTCCCGCCATCACCGGGCCTCTCGCCCGTGCCGTCCTGCTGAGTCTGCTGCGCTGCGGCCTGTTCGGGCATCCCGCCCTCACCTGGCATCCCGCCAGTGGTCGCTTCGATAGTTTCGGTCGCCATTATGCACTGCTCCCTGTGTTATGCAAAGGGGGTATCCAGGATGGCCGACGTGACCGGCTCGTTGATGGCAGACGGAGCAACGGGCTCGGCATCATCCATGAGCCGAAAACGAGATATCTGCTCCTCGGTATACCCGTAGTCGCGCTGGAGTTGCTCCTCGGGCACGCCCAGGGTCTTGAGCTTGACCAGGGCGTCGACGTGCTGGGCCTCGGTCCGGGTCTCCGGGTCCTTCCAGTCGACCTCGATACGGTCGGCGTCTGCCGGCTCGTACTTCCCACCCGCCTTCAGACGGAGTGCGATGGCCATCACCTCGGCCCAACCGACACCGAACACGCCCTGACGACGTCGGGTCTTGGCCACGAGCGGCGCCTCCAGCGCCTTCACGGTCTCGCTGGACAGGTTGGAGCCGCCCGTGGATGCCTCGACGAGGTAGTGCTTGGGCGTCTTCGTGATGGCGGCTAGCTGGTTGATGTGCGCCTCGGTCCGGGCCACGTAGGGCATCAGGTCGGCCTGCGGGAACTGCCCGATAGCCGGATTGATGCTCGTGGCGTCGCCCTTCTCGACGAACCAGATGCGGTTGGCGCCTGCCTTGAACGGCTGTATCGGCTGGTCGGTGATCGGATCCTTTGGGACCGATACCCCGACCATATAGCGCTGGGGATACGCCACGAATTCCGACGCGACCAGACCGTCGAACACCGTCTTGTTGATGATGTCCTGGATGGGCACAGCCGCCTTGAGTTCCGATGTGCCCCCGAACCGATAACCCAGGCGCGGTCGGTTGGTGATGGGCACGACCGGCACCACGCCGAGCGGGTTGGGGATGGGCCACTCCTCACCCTCGGTGACCCAGGGCTCCCAGTAGCCGTCGCGCCTCAGATGCGTCGCCATGATCGTGCCGTTCTTCCGGACAGGGTCCCGCGACCGGAAGCGCCGGATCTCGTGGGGCAGGTAGAGCGTGACCCGCCAGTAGCGTTCGTCATCGAGCCAGCGCTTCATGGCAGCGAGGCGCTCCAGCCGGGACTTGCCCGACCGCTCGACGATGACCTCGAAGGGTGTCTCCGCGGTGATGACGGGCGTCATCCGGTCCTCGTCCACCCAGACGATCAGGTAGCCTTCCTCGTTGCAGAGGGCCTCGGTATGGACCATCGACGACTGGGCGTCCATATCGTTCTTGCGCCAGATCTCGGCCGCCTCCGGGTCGTACTCCTTGCCCTCGGAGACTCGGAAGCCACGGATGCCCAGCCGCTCCTCGACGGCATCGATCACGAGCTCGCAGAAGTTGAGCGCCACGCCGCCGAACGTCTCGGCGAAGGTTTCACGAGCCTGGTCGGTCGTGAACTCCAGGCGCTGGTGGCCCTCGTAATAGTCGTCGTACAGCTTGATGCGCTTCGTGCGCTCATCGAGTTGCGCCCACAGGCGTGCGATCCACCACTCGGAGGTCTCGGGGATGAGGTCAGGCATCAGAAGCTCCTGAATGTGGAGGGCTGGCGTGGGGCAGGTGGGTCCTGGCGGGCCATGGCCAGCGCCAGGACCATCGCGATGGCAGCGTGGTTGCGACGTGTCGAATCGACACCACGTGGGACGACCTTCATGCCTTGATCCGTCAGCACGGCCTGCGTGTCCGCGACGTGCTCTGCCAGGACCCTGTCGTCGGCATGGGCGAGTCTCAGGGTGCCGGCGAGCTCATAGGCGAATGTGGACGCAGGCCCCATGGTGGCCGCGGTGAGTGGGTAGTCGACCATGTGCAGGCCCTCCTGGTCGAGCGTCTCGGCGGACTCGGCAAACTGCCATTTGCTGTACGCCACGGCCGGACCAAGCACAGGGCGTTTGGTCTTTGGGTCCCCAGCCTGCGCGCGCGGGAAGCGGGCCATGAGCTCGCGCAGGTGGTTGCGCATCTCCTCGGTGCTCACTGATCCCGTGGCGTTGGGCAGGAACGTGCGGGCGCGTACGACGAATCGCTCGCCCTGGCGCTGGGCGACGACGATGGCCGCGGCG